ACGCAGACCGTCGATGTCAAGACTGCGAGGCCCGTGGAGGCGGGCTGGGCTGGGTTCGCGGTGCGTGGCGGCGGCGCGCCCACGGTCGGCGCTGTCAAGGACAGGACCAAGGACCCGAAGGAAACAACGACTGTCACCGCGCCCGCAGTCGACGGCGCTGCGGGTCTGGTGCTGGCGTTCGGTTTCGAGCGGTCGGCGGCGGCGGAGGCCCGCGACCAGATCACGGTTTCGACCGGCTGGGAAATCGTCGACTTCGCGACTCAGGATGGCGCGAACTACCAGACGGTTCTGCTTGCCAAGTGGTCGGGTTCTGGTGCGGCGACTGGCATGGTCGCGACCTACCCGAACGCTCAGGCCACGAACGGCGCTGGCGTGCAGGTGGTGATCCCGAATGCCTGACCTGCGTGTGCATGTGCGTCGCCGCGCGGGCGGGGACGAGGCGGGCGGCCTGTACCTGCGCCGCCGGGCGGGTGGGGACGTCGCGCTTGCGGTCAAGGGCGTCACGGTGGCTCCTGAGCCTGTGCCTCCCGTGGTGGATCGTGACCATGTGGCAGAATTCCTCGCGGCCACGCCCTTCTACGTGGCGCACAGGTTGGGCGGCACCGAGTATCCGGAGTTCACGCGCCGGGGCCTGGACGCGGCCCTGGCCGCTGGCTTCAAGGCCCTCGAGCTGTCTGTCCGCCGGTGCTCAACCGGGGAGTTTGTGCTGATCCACGATTGGGTGACCACACGTACGGTGCCGGGCACGGACTATCAGATCTGGAACACCCCCTGGTCTACGCTCGCGGGCCTGCAGCAGGCGTCTGGCGGATTCCTGAGACTGACCGACGTCATGGATTCCGTGCCCTCTGACGTCGTGCTCGCCGTTGACCACAAGGTTACAAGTGACAAGCAGACGTCCAGCTCCGGTGACATGGATTCTGAGGCCGCGTTGTTCGCGCTCCTCGAAGAGCGCCTCGGCGCGCAGGCCCAGAAGCGCGTCATCATCAAGCATTTCATCCAGGGCGGCGTCGCAGCACGCGCCAAGGCCAAGGGCTACCGGACCATGTGCATGATGTACCCGAACGAGGTCGCGGGCGCGCCCCTGACCGACTGGGATGTTTTGGGCATGGAATGGAACGCCCCTGACAACGTGTGGGCGACGCTGCGCGCCACAGGGAAGCCGCTGATCGCACACATCATCACCACCCAAGCACAGGCCACGCGCGCCCGCGAGCGCGGCGCGACCGGCCTCATGTCATCCGTCCCCTCCCAGGTTCACCCGTAACCGCAGGTAGGGGCGGTAGAATGTGACCACCTGATAGAGAAAGGAAAAGGCAATGCCTGAAGAGCCTTACCCCGTGGAAGACATTCCGGACACCGGCAATACGTCGCCTGCCGACGTCGCGCCCATCAGGGAGGTGAAGTATGACGGCTAAGGCGTATGACGTCCTGCGCGTCGCCGCAGGTGAGATCGGCTATAGCCGCTGGGACGATCCTGAGGAGGGCACGAAGTATGGGCGCTGGTACGCTGAAAAGCATGGCGCATATTTCGGCTCGTCCGGCGTGCCGTTCTGTGCGATGGGCGTGTCTTGGGCGCTCGATCAGGTCGGCATGGAGCCGCCCGGCGGTGCGTTCGCGTACGTGCCCGCCGGTATCAACGCGGCTAGGTCGGCTAAGCGCCTCCTCGCAGACGTCGAGGACGCCCAGGCGGGTGACCTCGTGTGTTTCGACTGGGACGACGACGGCATTTCTGACCACGTGGGAATCGTCGAAGCGAACTTCGGCGATTACCTGCAGACCATCGAATTCAACACCGCGCCCGGCTCCGGCGGGTCTCAGGGTAACGGCGGCGGCGTGTCCCGCCGCACCCGAGACTGGGACAGCGTCACAGCCGTGATCCGCCCGGCCTATGACCAGTCGGCAAGCACCGTCGGCGACATCACCGAGGACGGCTACTGGGGTCCCCGCACGACGGCGGCCCTGCAGGAGGTCCTCGGCACGCCCATCGATGGTGTCGTGTCTTCCCAGGAGGTCGAAAACCGGCCCCTCATGCCCGCCTGCACTGACGGGTGGGAGTGGAAGACCGACCCCGACGGGTCCGCCGTGATCGCCGCCATGCAGACGCGCCTCGGCGTCCCCAGTGACGGGATCATGGGACCCGCAACGATCAACGCGCTTTCCGCGCGGTACGAAATCGAGGGGGACGGCACCCTGTCTGACCCCTCGCTCACTGTCGCGGCCCTACAGGCCGCCCTCAACAACGGAGGCTTCTAATGACGACCCTCACTACGGCTGCGCTGATCGGCGCGCTCACGCCCTTCCTGACCGCCGCGATCACCCGATCCCACTGGTCTGCCCAGACCAAGCGGTATGTTTTCATCGCCGCGTCCCTCACCCTGACGCTCATCGCGTGGGGAATCACTCGATTCCCTGACGCCGGGAGCGTCATCCTCACCGAGGCGGCTGGCGTGATCGCCGCCGGACAGCTCGTCTACACCGCCCTGAAGCCCACCGGCCTGATCGACTGGTGGGAGGAGGCGACCACGCCGACGACCCGTGAGGCCGCTGACCAGTGATCGTGATCGGCGCAACTCATCCTCTGGTGGCCGTCATGGCCACACCCGAAGTCGTGGCCGCGCTCGCGGCGCTTGGGATCGCGATCTGCGGTGTGGTCACGATGCAGCTCAAAGCGCTCTCGGCGCGGCTCAAAAACCGGATCGACGCGGTACATGAGACCGCCGAGGCCGCTAGGGAGCAGGTGACGAATCACCACGGCACCAACCTCCGTGATGATTTGGACCAGCTGTCGCGGCAGCTCCGTGAGGGGATGACGGCGATTCAGGCGTCTCAGAATCGCGCGGATGCTCGTGCTGAGCGTGAGCATGATGAGCGCGTGGCCGAGGTGCGGATGCTGCGTGAGGAGATGGGGCGGATCCGTGAGGACCTGTCCGCGCAGCGCGCGGCCCTGGATGATTGTCCCCGGCACTGACCGCAAAAAGGAGGAGGCCCCCTACCGATCATGGTGGGGGGCCTTCCCTTTGTTTGTCACGCCGTGTGGGCTAGGATCAGCTCACCGTACTCTTGCGGGCGCACATGGGCGAGCACCGTCGCGATCTGCGATTTTGTAGCGTCCAGGCAGGTGATCCCGTGGTTGGTGGCCAGATTCCACAGCTCGTACTCTGAGATGTCCGGTGGTACTGTGGCGCGGCGGCTAGCAGATCGGATCACGAAGCCTGCCTGCGTGATCGCCCTCATATCAGACGGTTTGTGGGTGAGGAGCTTCCTGGCCAGATCGTGTGTCTCGCTGGATTGGGTGCCGTCGATCCATGCGGACAGATCCTCCAGGCATTCGTTTTTAGTGAGGATCGCCACTTCGCCGGTGCTGGTGTTTATGGCCCAGTAGACGATTGACGGGCGTCCACGCTTGGTGTCGCGCTCATCTATCCACCGCTTGACGGTGGCCTCGGTCCATCCGCTCGTCGTGGCGCGCCCGGCCTCCTCGATGACGATGTCCGGCGCGGGGAGGAGGCCCTTGCGTCGGTAGGTTGTTATCGTGTTTTTCGTCAGCCCGGCGAGGGTGGCGAATTTCGCTATCCCAATGTATCGGTTGGTCATTTTTTCTCCTGTATGGTAGTGACCCCCTGCGTGGGGGCCGGTGGTTGGTCAGATGAGGTCCTGTGCGGCTTCGCGGACAGCTTCGAAGGGCTGGCCACTGTAGAACATGTCGGCCAGCTCACCGACCGCGTCGAAGAAGCGGGTTTCGGTGGCCTCGTCGGCCCAGCGGGCGGCGGTGGGGAGAACCAGGACCTCGCCCTGATCGGCGTCCAGGGGCGCGTCCTCGGACTCGGTGCCCTCAAGGAGGATCAGGCCGGGGTCGTTGGCCTGCAGGGCCGAGCACGCCACGTAGGCGGCCAGGTCGGCCAGGGAGACGCAGGCGCTGATGCCGTGGCGAACCGCGTCCGTCTCTTCCAGGGAGAGGTCCCATGAGTATGAGTACTGCTGTTCGGGGTCCATCAGGGCGTCGATGCTGCGGTTCTTGTCCTGGAAGCGGTAGGCCTTCATGATCTCGGCCCTTTCGGTCTGTCGGTTGGGCTTGTCCCTCCCGATGACACTAGTATACGCACCTGTGTATATTTAATACAAGAGGTGAGGGAGAGACACGCACCACCCGTTTTCGCACCTGCCACCTCACTGCCAGCGCGGTATACTGAGCGTGTTATCTCCTGCACGGTACGCAAGTGCCCCACACCCGGAAAGCCCAGGTGGGGGGCACTGGTATTATCAGTCGGTCAGCATCCGCACATGATGACATCCACGTCGACGCTGACATCATCACGCCTGTAGATAACCGTGCACAGGGCAACGATCCAGTGCGGGACGCCTCCTTCGCGCGGCTCGGTGATTGCGGCCACGTTCCTCATGTTGTGCGCGAAGATCTGTGCGTCGAAGCTCGCGGCGAAATACTCGCGTTCCTCCGGCGTCAGGCCAGCGACGAGGTTGGCGAGGTAGTCGCCGGACAGCTCCTCATATGGGAGCGTTGCCTTGATTTTCTGAGCGTGCTTCCCCATGAATGCCGAGAGGCAGGCCATGAGCATGTTGTCAGCGTAGGCGGCGGGGATTTTTCCGATGTTTTCGGTCATTTTCCAGTTTCTCTCTGTGATGGTGTTGGGGTGGTGGCCCCACCGTCGGGGCAGGGCCACCACGGGGTTATCAGGCGAGGTCCCCGAGGATTTCGGCGGCCTCAGCGATGTCAATGCCAGCATCTGCGGCAATCACGATGGTGGACACTCCCATGAAGGAGGCTGCGATCAGCGCGGCCTCAAAGATATCGTCATCGCACGCGTACTCGGTCAGCTCCCCCTCATCGGCGACGACTTCGATGATCGCGTTCGTGGGGGTGAGCATCATGGCAGCCATGTCCGTGTCGGACATTTCGCCGTACTTGACAGTGAGGCGGTCCTCCATCTCGGAGACGGCGGCGGTAATGGCGCTGATCTGCTCTTCCGTGAAGTTGTCGGCGGCGTCGCCAAGGAGGTCCATGATGTCAGCGGTCTGGGTGGTCATTGTTCGGTCCTTTCGGTCTGTCGGGGGGTTTGTCCCTCCCGATGACACTAGTATACGCACCTGTGTATATTTAATGCAAGA